ATGCGTATATATTCACTTTTGCCGTGGGTGAAAATAATTACTCCATTAGGTCAGGAACAGTTTCCTGAGAAATCTAAGGAGACATTACAGGTACCTGATTATGAAATTGTGTTTGAGGCTGGAAGTAATACTATTTTTTCAAATGTTCTTGTTGAAGTAAAGTTGATTGATGGAGATAAACAAACATTTGAATTGCAAAAGTATAAATATGATGTGTTAAAAGAATATTCGCGTGAAAAAAAGGAACCAATTTTATATGCTTTATTTTGGAGAAAGAGATTAATGTGGACAATAAATGTAATTGATTCTTTTTCAGAGAAAAGTAGTGCATATAAAATTTCCTTTGAGGAAGCATGTGCAGATGATCTTTCAGCTATATTTGGTGATTATACGTATATTTTTCGTAAACAGTGTTATAGAAAGTCAAGATTTTCAAAAGATGATAGTATTGATACGGAATATGTGCATTCGCATGAAAAGTATGGGCGAACAGTATATGAGGCTTTATCCATTGATGGAAAGAATTATGATGATTTATGTATGCTTGAACCCGTATTATTAGATTGTGCATTTGATTTTAAGGAGATATCTCATAGAGCACTCACTGATACAGATACGGAAGTATTAGAAGAATATGAAAAGGGTCCTTATGTATATAAATTATCTTCTTTATTACTGGCTTATTTGCTAAAAATATATTGTTTAGATAAAAACGATATGTATTGCAAGGATAATTTAATTGTAAGAAATGTGTTTCACATAGTAGATACTGTTCGCAGGAAGTGTGGTGGTGAGAAATTTTATTTGATGCCATACCATATTAATGATATAACAACAGAAATGATTGAGCTTCAATTTGGAAAGGTACCTCGTATTTTTAATGTTTATTTAAAAGAAGATAGAAGGGAAGGATTGAATGTATTAGCTAGTCATGATGGCTGATGAAAGAGTGATTGATGAATGGTATAGAGTATTTGTATTTCATGAATGAATTTTTAAGGCATCTCTTCGGAGGTGCTTTTTTCTGTATATTTTTAGGAGGTGTCTATGAAACTACCATCCATTTTTGGAATACGGGGTGCAAGGGATAAGCCAAAGGACAGCTACGGCGGTTCGGCTTATTCCTTTTTCTTTGGGAGAAGCACCAGCGGGAAAAATGTGAATGAGCGGACGGCCATGCAGACCACGGCGGTCTATTCCTGTGTGCGGATACTGGCGGAGGCTGTGGCATCCCTGCCCATCCATGTGTACCGCCATACGGAAACCGGGAAGGAGCGTGTGTATGACCATCCGCTCTATTATCTGCTCCATGACGAGCCGAATCCGGAGATGACTTCCTTCGTGTTCCGGGAGACGCTCATGAGCCACCTGCTGATCTGGGGCAATGCCTATGCGCAGGTCATCCGTGACGGGAACGGCAGGGTGCTTTCCTTATACCCGCTTTTGCCGGATAAGATGGAGGTTGACCGTGACGAGCATGGGCGGCTTTTCTACACCTATACCCGGAACACCGATGAGAACCCGAATTTTAATGAATACGGACGTGTGAGATTGAAGCCGGAGGATGTGCTGCATATACCGGGGCTTGGCTTTGATGGTCTGGTGGGGTATTCGCCCATCGCTATGGCGAAGAATGCAGTGGGCATGACGCTGGCCTGCGAGGAATACGGCGCGTCCTTTTTCGAGAACGGGGCCACTCCGGGCGGTGTGCTGGAGCATCCGGGGGTATTAAAGGACCCGGCAAAGGTAAGGGAGAGCTGGCATTCCGTTTACGGCGGCTCCAAGAATGCCGGACGTGTGGCCGTTTTGGAAGAGGGCATGAAGTACCAGCAGATCGGGATTCCCCCGGAAGAAGCACAGTTTCTGGAAACACGGAAGTTCCAGATAGATGAGATTGCGCGGCTGTACCGCATCCCGCCGCACATGGTCGGGGATTTGGATAAGAGCAGCTTTTCCAACATCGAGCAGCAGTCACTGGAATTCGTGAAATATACCTTAGACCCGTGGGTGATCCGGTGGGAGCAGTCCATACAGAAAGCATTGTTCCTTCCGCAGGAGAAGCGGGAGTATTTCGTGAAGATGAACGTGGACGGCCTGCTCCGGGGCGATTATGAAAGCAGGATGAAAGGTTATTCCATCGGCATTCAGAATGGATTCATGTGTCCGAATGACGCAAGGCGGCTGGAAAGCATGGATTTGATACCTGTGGAGGAGGGTGGTGAATACTTCCTCACCAACGGGAATATGTGCCGCCTGAAAGACGCAGGGCTTTTTGCCGGGAAGGGGCAGGGAGAGTAATGAGATAAAGATACAGAAACAGGCGGTAGATGTTCTGCCTGTTTTTTTCTATGAAGAAATTCAGAAAGCGAGGTTGGCAGAAATGAAAAGGAAGTTCTGGAACTGGATCAAAAATGACGCGGGCGGGGAGGGAGAGCGCACCCTTGTGCTGAACGGCGAGATTTCGGATGAAACATGGTATGGGGATGAGGTAACGCCTGCGCTGTTCGCAAAGGAGCTGAATGCCGGGAGCGGCAACATCACCATATGGATCAATTCACCGGGAGGAGACGTGTACGCCGCGGCACAGATTTATAACATGCTCATGGAGTACAAAGGCGATGTGACCGTGAAGGTGGATGCGCTGGCGGCTTCGGCAGCGTCCGTCATTGCTATGGCGGGTACCACGGTGCTGATGTCGCCCCTTGCCATGATGATGATTCACAATCCGATTACAGTAGCCATTGGCGATTCCAAAGAGATGCAGAAAGCGGGAGAGATGCTGAATGAAGTGAAGGAGGGCATCATGAACGCCTATGAGATCAAAACCGGGATGGACCGTAAGAGGATTTCACACCTCATGGATGCGGAGTCTTGGTTCAATGCAAAGAAAGCCGTGGAGCTTGGCTTTGCGGACGGCATCCTGCATGAAGGGGAAGGTACGGAAGAATCGGCAGAGGGATTGATGTTCTCACGGACGGCAGTGACCAATTCCCTGCTGACAAAGCTGATTCCGAAAAAGCCGGAGGCGAAAGTACCCATAGAGCAGTTAGAGAAGCGTTTACAGTTATTATCACATTAAATTTATGGAGGGAAATGTTTATGAGCAAGATTTTGGAACTGAGGGAGAAACGGGCAAAGGCATGGGAGGCGGCGAAGAAGTTCTTAGACAGCAAGCGCGGCGAGGACGGGCTGCTTTCCGCAGAGGACACCGCCGCCTATGAGAAGATGGAGAAGGAGGTAGTCGATCTGGGGAAGGAGATCGGGCGCCTGGAGCGGCAGGCCGCCATTGACGCGGAGCTGAACAAGCCCACATCCGAGCCGATCACCAACAAGCCAAACAACCATCCCGATGGGGAGGAAAAGACGGGCAGGGCAACGGACAATTACAGGAGGACGTTCTGGAACGCCATGCGCCGGAAGAATTTCTTCGATGTGGAGAATGCCCTGCAGGTGGGTACAGATTCCGAGGGCGGCTACCTTGTGCCGGATGAGTTCGAGCATACGCTGGTGGAGGCTCTGGAGGAAGAGAACTGTTTCCGGGGGCTTGCCACAGTGATCCAGACCTCCAGCGGCGACAGGAAGATTCCCGTGGTGGCATCTAAAGGCGAGGCGGCATGGATTGACGAGGAAGGGGCATACCCGGAATCGGATGATTCCTTCGGGCAGGTCTCCATTGGCGCTTTCAAGGTGGCGACCATGATCAAGGTATCGGATGGCAGTAAGGTGATGGCTTTCGGTGATTTCTCTTACTACTGGATCGCTGACAGGCAGGGACGCTCCTTCAAGCGTCTGAATGAGCTGTTTGCGGCAACCGGGCAGGTGGGATTCCTCGCTTCACAGCGTGTGGACGGCAAGCTGATCCTTGCCGAAGCGGTAAAGACCATGACGGTGAAGAAGTCTGCATCATAAGAGGGGAGGCGGCATGGATGGCAGTCCTGACATTGGAGGAAACAAAGCAGTATCTCCGGGTGGACAGTGCGGATGAGGATGATTTCATTTCCGGCTTAATCGAGACAGGGGAGAGGCTGTGTGCTGACGTGGCGCGGATGGAGATATCAGAACTGGAAGCGCACCTTCCGATGGTGCGGATTGCCGTCCTGTATGCCGCCGCCTACCTTTATGAACACCGGGAGCAGGCAGACCACGGGGAGTTAGTGCGGACGCTGCGCTCCCTCTTATTCGGCATACGAAAAGAGGTGTTCTGATGGCGCTTGGGGAATGGAAAGATAAGATCACCATACAGAAAAGCGTGGCGGGCAATGACAAAGCGGGGAACCATGTGCTGAATTGGCAGGACTATTACACCTGCCACGCCTATGTGAACAACCTTTCCGGGAGCGAGTATTGGGAGGCGGCACAGCTTAATGCGGAGAAAGAAATATTTTTCCTTATCCGCTATTGCAGCGAAGCCGCCGCCATTGATACGGAGCATTTCCGCATCCTGTTCCGGGGGCAGGTGTATAACATCACATTCATTGACAACGTGAAGTACCAGAATAAAACATTGAAGCTGCGGGCGGTTTTGGAAAAGAGGTAGGGATGTCTGAAAAGAAAGTATCCATCGAGCAGATGGCGGAGGCGGTCATGGACGGTTTAATTGAATATGCCGGGCTTGCCACGGACGTGATGAAGGACTGTGTGACCAAAGCGGGAAATACGGTCAAGTCCGAGGTAAAAGCCAATGCCCCGGTTCGGACAGGGCAGTACAAAAAAGGATGGGCGGTAAAAAAGCAGAAGGAGACTTCCAATTCACTGGAACTGGTGGTGCATAACAAAAAGCGGTATCAGCTTACCCATCTTCTGGAGAAAGGCCATGCCAAGCGGGGCGGCGGGAGAGTCCGGGCATTCCCCCATATCGCCCCTGCGGAACAGGCGGGCATCCGGGAACTGGAAGAAGGTATCAAAAGGGGGCTGGAAGGATGAGCCATGATGAAGTCTTGAAGATGGTGGGTGAAATGGGGCTTCCCTTCGCCTATGACCACTTTGTCGAGGGCGAAGCACCGGAGCCGCCCTTCCTCGTATTTTTATATCCCAAAGCTGACAATTATTCGGCGGACGGGATCGCGTATTTCAAAATAAACCAGCTTGACATAGAACTGTACACCGATCTGAAAAATCCTGATCTGGAAGAAACCATAGAGGCTGTCCTGTTGAAGCACGGTATTTTCTATGGCAAGAGTGAAACGTGGATAGAGTCAGAAAAGCTGTATGAAGTCTTGTATGAAATGGAGGTCTGAAATGAAGAACAATAATAAAGTGAAATTCAACATCTGCAACTGCCATTACGCTTTGCAGAAAACACAGGAGAATGGGGAGACCGGGTTTGAGACGCCCGTGGCGATGCCCGGTGCGGTTTCCATTGCTCTCGACCCCAACGGGGAGCCGGAATCGTTCTATGCGGACGGCATCGAGTATTACATCATAGCCAACAACATGGGCTATGACGGCGATCTGGAACTGGCTTTGATTCCTGAAAGTTTCCGCACGGACGTGTTAAAGGAAGAGGCAGATACAAATGAAGTATTGGTGGAGAACGCCCATTCCGAGACGGCGGCCTTTGCGCTGCTCTTTGAGTTTGACGGCGACATCCGCAAGATACGCCATGTGCTGTATAACTGTTCCGCGAGCCGCCCCAAGATCGAGGGCAAGACCAATGAGGAGAGCCGGGAGGTGCAGACCGAGACGCTGACCATCAAGGCAAGGCCGCTGGCGAGCGGCTATGTGAAAGCCAAGACGGGCAATAAGACATCAGTGGAGACGTATGCCAACTGGTATAAGAGCGTGTATCTGCCGGAACCCAAAACGGTGGATGCAGAGACAGAAGGACAGGGATGAAGGAGGCTGAAAGGATATGAGTATCGTTAGAAAGATTGAGATTGACGGACAGGATGTGTTGTTTAAGGCATCGGCGGCAATCCCGCGCATTTACCGTTTGAAGTTCCAGCGTGACATTTATAAGGATTTGCGGATTCTGGAAAAGAGCATAGGGGAAGGGGATGAGGAGAATTCCAACCTCGATCTGTTTTCATTGGAGATGTTCGAGAATATCGCCTATACGATGGCAAAGCACGCCGACCCGCAAATTCCGAATGAAGTGGATGAATGGTTGGACGGATTCAACACCTTTTCGATATATCAAGTCCTGCCACAGCTTATAGAGCTGTGGGGACTCAATGTGCAGACGGATGTGGAGGCTAAAAAAACTTCGTCCAACTGAGCGGGAAATGACCACGCCGCTGTTCCTTTTACGGTGTGTGCAGCTAGGGCTTTCAATGGCTGACCTTGACCTGCTCTCCATCGGGCTTATCAATGATATGTACTGTGAGAGCAGGAACGACTCATTTTCATACGCTGTACTAGCTGATCAGGCCGCGATGGACGCATTTTGATTGAAAAAACAGCCTTTTTCTGCTATATTTGTAGCAGGAAAAGGCTAATGGATTCGGAGGTAAAAGCAGTGATTATTTGGATAGATGGGGCATATGGTATTGGGAAAACTTCGGTAGCATTGAAAGTAAAAGAAGGGCTTCAAGATGATGCAGTTGACTTTTTGGAATCAGACTGCTATTTTCAACAAATGATGAAGGACATTGTTGAGGAAGCAAAAAAGAACAATTGTTTCCCGGCAATAGGTGGAACCTTTCCTCAGAATAATATTAGATTTATTGAATCGTTCAAAAATGAAATAGAAGAAAGGGAGAGGGAAAATAAGAAGGTGCTTGTTGATATGGCTTTGACTCAAAGAGTATGTATGGAAAAACTTTTCTGCTATTTTGTAACATCAAAAAGAAACATATTACATTTCATACTCACGGCTGATGAAGAAACTATAAAAAGTCGAATTAAAAATGATTCTACTAGAGATAAGCAAGCGGCATTAGATTATTTGGGAGATAATATTTCGTTCCTTAATGAAAATTTTAGTGATGCAATTAGAATAAAAACAGATAACAGGAGTACGGATGAAATTTCTGAGGAGATAATAAAAATAATTAAATCTGCGGAGAAAACAGGACATTTTTGATTAGTTATAGGCTTAAATAATAATTCATAACGGACTAATACATAGGCACTTGCCATAACAGCAGGTGTCTTTTTTTACGCATTTTTCAGGGAGCCTCCGGGCTTCCTTTTTTCGTGGGGAGGTGCTTTGGGTGGGGGTGTCAAGGATACAGGGAATCACGGTGGAGATTGGCGGCGACACCACAAAGCTGACAGCCGCGCTGAAAGGAGTAAACAGGGAGATACGCACCACGCAGTCACAGTTACGGGATGTAAATAACCTCCTGAAACTGGACCCCGGCAACACGGAACTGCTGGCACAGAAACACCGGCTCCTTGCGGAAGCGGTGCGGGAGACGAAGGAAAAACTGGAAACCCTGAAAGCCGCTGCGGAACAGGCAAATGAGGCACTGGCAAAGGGTGAAATCACACAGGAGCAGTACGATGGCTTACAAAGGGAGATTATCGAGACCGAGGAAAGGCTGAAAAGCCTCGAAGAACAGGCGAACCAGTCGGCGGTGGCGGTGCAGAAGATCGCCGCCGTGGGCGAGGATTTGAAGAACTTAGGGGATAAGATTTCCGGCGTGGGGACTACCCTCACCAAGACCGTGACCACGCCCATTGTGGGGCTTGGAACGGTGGCGGTAAAGACAGCGGCAGACTTCGATTCTGCCATGAGCCAGGTGGCGGCGGTTTCCGGGGCTACGGGAAAAGACCTTGATGCCCTCCGGGATAAGGCAAGGGAGATGGGGAGCAAGACCAAGTTCTCCGCATCGGAGGCAGCCGAAGCCATGAACTATATGGCGATGGCCGGCTGGAAAACTTCGGATATGCTCTCCGGCATCGAGGGCATCATGAACCTTGCCGCGGCATCCGGGGAAGATCTGGCATCCACTTCCGACATCGTGACGGATGCCCTCACCGCCTTTGGATTAACAGCAGCGGATTCCGGGCATTTTGCGGATATCCTTGCGGCGGCAAGCAGTAATGCCAATACCAACGTCTCCATGATGGGCGAGACCTTCAAATACTGTGCGCCCATTGCCGGGGCTTTGGGTTTCTCCGCAGAAGATACCGCAGAGGCAATCGGGCTGATGGGCAATGCGGGCATCAAGTCTACACAGGCCGGTACTGCGCTTAGAACCATCATGAGCAACCTTTCCGGGGAAGTGAAGATTTGCGGAAGTAGTATCGGGGAGGTCACAATCGCCACCACCAATGCGGACGGGCATTACAATATCGTGAACCTGATTGATTCGGTGGTCATCCCGGCAATGGAGAAGTACAGTATTTTGGTAAAGACAAGGCTGGACATCCAGAACCGGGAAGTGCAGATCATTGTAGGGAAAGCGGCAGCCGGGGTGATTACGATTGAAAGCGACCTTCCAAACATCATCAAAAAGAGCGTCACGATAAAACAGGTCAGCGCCGATGTGAATAAACTGGTGATTTATGATTCTTCTGATTATGAAATAAAAAGGGTATATTTCCTGCATCCCGATCTTGGCTATGACACGAAAGACCGTGACCGCATTACCCCGGTGGTGTGTGAGATGCAGGCGGTTTCCCATGAGGAGGGGAGCAGCTTTGAGAGCGCGGCGATCAGCGCCGCCCATAACAAGTTCGCAAATTTATCCTATTCAAATTTAATCGAACTTACCATGATGAACGGTGACGCTTTGGTGAAGCCGGAAGAACTGGAATTCGGGCAGGTGGCGGACATCATATCGGATGGGGAGAGTTACCGCAGCATCCTCACGGGCAGGGAGCGTGGCAAAAATACAAAGCTGGTGTTCGGCACGGTGCGGCTGGATTTGACTAAGATTTTAAGGAGGCAGGAGAATGGCTGATAACATTACACTGAAAACCTATAAGGGCGGGAACGTGAACCCGCAGGATGACGCCATTATTTATGAAACCGCAATCCCCGGCAGCGGCATCTTCAAAGGGTGCGAAGTGACTTATGCGCGGGGCAATGTGCTGCACATCTCGCAGGGCTTTGGCATGATACGGGGGCGCTTTTTTGAAGTGTATGAAACGGAGATTGACGTGCGCCTTGCGGATGTGGGGGAGACACTGCAGGGGCGGGTGTATATCCACCTTGATTTATCCAATGCGGATGAGCCCATCAAGATACTGGCGCAGGCGGCAGCGGAGCTTCCGCCGCTGGACGCGGATGTAAATATCAATTACAACAATTCCTCCTATGACCTGGAACTTGCCATCTTCACGGTATCTTCCGCAGGCTTGGACGGCCTTACGAAAGTGTTCCCCACGCTGAAAGCCGGGAGCGGCGGTGGAGGCGGCGGAGGGGAAACCCTCACCCGTGCAACCTCTTATGCCGTAGGGGATGCGGTGACGGCGGTGGGCGCTCCGGGCTGGGCGACACTGGTCTGCACACAGGCAGGCACCACAGCCGCCTCCGAGCCTTCCGGGTATTCGAGGATCACCAAAGTGGGGGACAGGGTTTGAGACGGAACCGCGGTATTTACTGCAAGGAACATCATCGGGGAGCTGGACGGTGTCATTTCTTCCAATGCATCCCTTGGGGAATCTATGACGGAACTGGATACCAAAGTGACGGAGATGATGAGCAGCACCGGCCTTGTGATGAAACTGGTGAGCCTTGACGAATACCGCGCATTGGAAAGCTACAGCGCAACGACAATCTATCTCTGTTATGAGGATGCTGAGACAAAGCGTGTGACGCGCATTTTCGTGGGAGAGGACAGAGTGTATGCGGCGGGAGTCAAGGTGACCTACCAGATCGACACGGGATATTCATTAGAAAGGACTGTGCCGGACAGGGAGGACGCCATTGCCGCCGCACCGCCCGCCGCTCTGGAGGGCTATACCTTTGTGGGATGGCGGCAGGATGATTCCGCAGAGAAAAAAGTGCTTTCCGAGTTTATCATCAGTTCAGAGGAACCCGTCACGCTCTACGCAGTGTTTAAAAAGCAGATGACCATCGGGCTGATGCCCAATGGCGGAACTTTGTCAGAGAGCGGGGCAAAGGAAAATTTCACTGTCTGCTGTTATTACAACAATGGGAATGCGCAGAGCGAGCCTACCACGGTCCCGGCAAGCCCCTACACGAGAAAGAATATGTCCTTCTGCGGATGGAGCATTGACTCCCTTTCCACGCCATCTTACAAACCGGGGGAGAAAGGGGTATTCCCTGCGGAGGCTGCGCTCTATGCCATGTGGGTGACCACGGAGTATGACTTCCCCTACACAGGGAATTATGTACAGTTTGTTATCCCCCAGGACGGCATCTATGAGTTTGAGGTGTGGGGCGCTTCCGGCGCTGCGGCGAAGGTGGATTCCCTTACGGCAGAAGGAGGGCTTGGCGGCCATTCCAAAGGCTATAAGAAGATGAAGAAGGATGAAGTGATCTATGTTTATAACGGCGGATCACCGAAAGGCACGTCATCGGGGGCAAACGGAGGCGGGAACGGTTACAACTATGTAAGCAGCAAGCAGTACGGGGCAGGAGGCGGCGGTTCCACCCATGTGGCCACAAAACCTTATGGTCTTGGCACGAACAGTTCCAGCGGGCCGTCCTATGCCAACCGCTCCAGCATACTGATCGTGGCGGGAGGCGGTGGGGGCGGCGGGATAGACAACGGCACAGCCCACAAGGGAGGAGACGGCGGAGGGGAGCGTGGCGGGAACGGCTCCGGCGGCGCGCTGGGAGGCCGGCAGATATCCACAGGCAGCAGCCCGTCTGAAAACTTTGGCATGGGGGATTATTATTCATCAAGCAGTGCCGCTTCTTCCGGAGGGGGAGGCGGATGGTTCGGTGGGAACTACGGGCAGTATGGGCAGTCTGGGGCAGGAGGCTCCGGCTATGTGGACGGTGTGGCACCATTCACCCACAATGGGAAATATTACCCTGCGGAGACCGAGGCGGGGGTGAACGAGGGGAACGGTAGGGCATTCATCCGGTATGTGGAATGCGCGTAAACATTAACTACACCTTGCGAGGTGTTTTTTTTAATGCAAATTTAGAAGGAGGAATTGGAATGAAGAATTTTATCGAGGCGGCGCAGTATGCGTTCGCGGCGCTCGGCGGTGCGCTGGGCGCGGTCATGGGAGGCTTTGACGGCTTCCTTTATGCTTTAGTGGTGTTTGTCATCGTGGATTATGCCACGGGATTGATGGCGGCAGCGGTGGAGAAGAAGCTCTCCAGCGAGGTGGGATTCAAAGGCATCTTCAAGAAAGTGATCATTTTCAGCCTTGTGGCGGTGGGGCATATCATAGACGCCCACGTCATCCGGGAAGGGAGCGTCCTGCGGACGGCGGTCATCTTTTTTTACCTTTCCAATGAGGGCATTTCCATCCTGGAAAATGCCGCCCGGACGGGGCTTCCCATTCCGGGGAAGCTGAAAGCCGTGTTGGAGCAGTTGCGGGAGGAAAAAGAGGAATGATATGCTGCACAAATTTTCTGATGATGTTTGTGCAGTTTATGGTTCCATTCCCGCTTGCTATTATGCCCGTCCAGAGCGAACATGTCTGTGACCGGGGAAACCGGAATACAGGGACGGAGGGTTTAAGGATGAGGGCATACGGTGAAAGGGAGATGCACGGGAAGTACACGCTGGAGGATTACGGCGGCTGGTTGAGGAACCACACCAGAGCGGCATCCATCCGCAGATGGAAACGCCCGCTGAAAAAGAGGGCAAGGCAGGTGTGCCGCGCCATGCTGAGACGGATGGAAAGATAACAGGATAATTTTTGGAAGGGCATCGCTGCGGCGGTGCTTTTTTCGTGCGCAGAAAGAGAGGGAAATGGGATGAATTTAATACAGAATTACCTTACACAGTCCGGCTGTTATAAAGCGGGAAAGCACATCACCGTGAAAGGTCTTATGATCCACTCGGTGGGATGCCCGCAGCCAAAGGCGGATGCATTCATGAAGAACTGGAACAGGGCTGACGCCAATGCCTGTGTCCATGCCATCGTAGAGCCGGACGGGGACGTGTACCAACTGCTCCCGTGGGATTTCCGTGGGTGGCACTGCGGAGGCGGTGCAAACAATACCCACATCGGTGTGGAGATGACGGAGCCTGCTACCATTAAATATGCAGGCGGCGCATCATGGACGGAGACCGGGAACGGTGAGAATACGAAGAACCATGTGCTTGCCACCTACAGATATGCAGTGGAATTATTCGTATATCTCTGCCAGCAGTTCGGCTTAGACCCTATGGCGGACGGAGTTATCATCAGCCACAGCGAGGGATGTAAAAGAGGCATTGCCAGCAACCACGGGGACGTAGAGCATCTGTGGTCTAAGTTTGGATTGTCGATGGGACAGTTCCGAAAAGATATCAAGGCGGCGATGGAGGGAAGCACAACGGAGGATTCCCTTACTGCCATTATGGGGAAAGCAAAAGCCACGGCGGGGCAGATGGCCTCCTATCTGAAAAAGAAGAATCCGTCCGTGCCGCAGTCCGTTCTGGATATGATCCCGCTGTACCTTTCGGAAGGGGAAGCGGAGGGCGTGAGGGGTGATATCGCCTTTGCACAGTCCTGCCTTGAGACCGGGAATTTCACTTTCTCCGGCTCGGCGGTCACCCTTCTGCAGAACAATTTCTGCGGCCTTGGGGTGACGCAGAGGGGCAGAGCGGGGCTGTCCTTTGACACACCGCAGCTTGGCATCCGTGCGCAGATACAGCACCTCAAAGCCTACGCCTCCACAGATAAGCTGCGGAACGCACTGGCAGACCCGCGTTTCCGCTATGTGAAACGGGGCTGCGCACCTTATGTTGAGTGGCTCGGCCAGAAGGAAAACCCGCAGGGAAAAGGCTGGGCGGCAGGAGAGAAGTATGGGGAGAAGATACTCTCCATCCTGAAAGCCATTGTCAGCGAAGGGAAAGTGCAGTTCATGGAGAGCCTTATCCTTTCCGCTCCCTACATTACATGGTGCGGGTGGCAATCCCTGACTTGAACATCCGAAAAGGTCCCGGAAAATCATACCCAAAGACGGGCAAATTTACCGGCGCAGGCATTTTCACCGTGGTCGAGGAACAGGACGGATGGGGGCTGCTGAAATCCTATCAGGAAAAGCGGGACGGGTGGATTTCTCTTGCGTTCACCACCCGAATGTAAGGCGGCATCTATATAGGAAGAAAGCGGCCAGACCGCTTGACTTTACGGGCTTTCAGAGTGATTAATAGACTACCCAAAAAGAAAGGAGCGGATGCAGATGCGCATAAGGAAAGTTGCGATATATGCAAGGGTTTCAACAGAGCATGAGGCACAGCTTTCAGCATTGGAGAACCAGGTGCAGTATTACGATGACCTGATAGACAGGCACCCGGACTGGGTGCTTTACCGCCGGTATATCAATGAAGGTATCACCGGCACCTCCATAGCCAAACGTAAGAATTTCGTGCGGATGATGGAGGACGCGAAAGACGGCCATTTCGATTTAATCGTCACGAGGGAGGTATCGAGGTTCGCAAGGAACACCGTGGACACCCTCCAGCAGACGCGGCTCTTGAAGCGGATGGGGATTGAGGTGTATTTCACCGAGGACGGCATATGGACCATGAATGATGAGGACGGGGAGCTGCGGCTGACCATCATGGCGACCCTTGCGCAGAACGAATCGAAAAAGACCTCCATGCGGGTAAAGGCGGGGCAGATGGTCTCCTTCCAGAACGGGGTGGTCTACGGCACCGGGAACGTGCTTGGCTATGACAAGGTGGGACCGGAATACGTCATCAATGAGGTGCAGGCGAAAACGGTCAGGAAGATTTTCGATATGTACCTTGCGGGCAACGGCAGTCAGAAGATTAAAAAGCAGCTTGAAAAAGACGGTGACCTCACGGCGATGGGGAAGAGCCTGTGGCATTACGCCACCATCAGCCATATCCTGAAAAACCGCCTCTACTGCGGGGAGCTGGAATACCGGAAGGAATATGTGCCGGACTACCTCGAACAGAAAAGGGCGAAGAACAACGGGGAGCTGGAGCGCATCATCGTGGAGGGGAAACACCAGCCCATCGTCACCAAAGAGGAATTCGAGCGGGTGCAGAGGATGCTGGAGGAAAAAAACGCACAGACGGCGCAGTGGCGGAAAAATAAAGGCGTTTATTCGGATGACCTCTGGCGCAGGAAGCTGCGGTGCCAGTGCGGCCACGCCTTCGCAAAGACCAGGTGGCACTCCAAGTCAAGGGACTTCACCACCTACACCTACAAGTGCTATGACCAGACCCGGACGGGGACGGTACCGGCAAGGCTGAAAAATGGCCTAAGTATCGAGGGCGTCTGCCGGGTGCCGCTGGTGCAGGACTGGAAGATACACACGATGGCGCAGAAAGTCCTCCACGCCGTTTTCGATGACCCGGAGGGGACGCTCCGGGAAGCGGCGGCAATCCTCGGCCTCGGCGCGGCAGGGGTGGGGCAGACGGAAGTGCTGCGGGATAAATCCATCATAGAGGAAAAGTTGAAAAAAGAGCAGGGGCGCTACGAGACGCTGCTCGATATGCGGATGAACAACGAGATACCGAGGGAGGTATTCAGCCGCAAGCAGCAGGAGGTGGAGAAAAAGATAGCGGAGCTGGAACAGCAGATGATGCAGTACGGCGATGTGAAGCCTGCCACGGAGGCGGATGTGAGCGGCAAGCTGGAAAACCTGCAAAGGCTCATGGAGCAGCCGCCCGTGCCGGAGGATGGGGAGTTTTCGGAGGAAGATATCGATAAATATGTTTTCGGGGTAAGGGTTTACGAAGACCGCTTTGAGTGGCTCTTAAACTTAAGCCCCGAAGCCCGCGGGGAACTGGATGATGCCGGTTCCCCTGTTTATTTTACGAAGCTGACGGTCACGCCGGATGACGAGCGGGCATGGTTCAGGATGCACCCACAGTGGTCAAAGTCCAACAAATATGCGGAGCTGGAGGCATGGATTTATATTTAGACGAAAGAGACAGGGCGGAAGGGCTGTGGGCGCAGCCTTCCCGTCCTGTCCGGCTTTTTTTGCAGTTACAATTCGGTATTCATTTCTTTTACTTCTGTCGGCAGGCATTTCCCTAAGAACATGGCCTTGCAGTCGGAAAAGCCAAGCAGGTAGGCGAGCATCCCATACCGGGAGCCGAGCGCGTTCTGCTCGCTGACGTAGCGGTCGATCAGCAGCCGGATTTCTTTTGATAAATCCATCCTGTCCAGTTCGACGGAATATATGTCCGATTCCCGGAGAATCGCCTGATATTCCCCGTCACTGCTTACAATGCCGTTCATGACACCGTTCATGCGGGTGTCCATTAACTGGTATAATGCAGAATCTTTTTCCAA